AGGTTAGGAACTGGGAAGACGGGACCAGCGATCCGCATGGCCGGCTCCCCGACATCGCCGCCGCGCTGGGCGTTTCCGAGGTCGATTTGCTCGACTTCGACGGCCCGATCCCGCCCCCACGCAACCATCGTGGCTAGCAGGGTTCCGGCTGCGGCTGCGGCAACGGATTTTGTTGGCCTTGTTGCCGTGCCGTCTTCAGGGCGTCCAGCACCAGCGCCATGATCTCCTTGCTGACGCACGACGCCATGAGGTTGTCGGTAGCCTGCTGCCACGTCACGATCATCTGCGCGACGTCCTTGCGCTGCGCGAGCGTCTGCGAGCTGGCGTAAAAAAGCAGCGCCATCAGCAAGAGGTTCATAAGCACGAGTGCCAGCGACAGCGGCTGGTTCTCCATGATGCGCATGAAGGCGCTAACCTGCTTGCCCGCCTCCTCGACGGCTTTGCCGGACGTCTCTATCGGTGCCATGTCGTTATCTTTCACGGTCGGCGATACGGAAAGATCACCTCGACCTCGTCGTCGGTCTTGAGGCCGAGGTCGGCCAGCAGGCCAGGGCTGAGATCGGCGACCCGGCCGGTATTCTCGTTCGGCCCCCAGTCGGCCGGGAATGTCATCAGCTCGATGCCACCCGCCCGCACCAGCGCCATCTCCTCGCGCAGCATCGCCTTCGGCGTCACGTTGTAGTCCCACCGGCAGGCGACGTAGTGGACGTATTGATTGAGCCGCCGCGCCAGGCCGGTCGTGCCCGGTGGCTGAGACGGCAGGAACAGGTGCGGCGCCTGCTCGACCTCGCTGATGAAGGCCAGCCCCTCGCTCGGCGATACGCCGGTGTCGTCCGGCCCGCCGAAGCTCGAGCACTTGCCGCTGGCCTTGAACAACGGCGCCGGCGCCTCGGCGATGCCTTCCAACGGCTCCCCGCCGAGCTCGTCGGCGATGGCCCTGCAGATGTCATAGAAGTTCGCCTCGTAGAGCTTGGCGTCGGCCTCGCTGTCAACGAAGCAGACCTCGAGCAAGATCGCCGGCTTCTCGGTGTTGTTGAGAAAGAACAGGTCGGTGCGCCGCTTGGCGCCACGATTGATGAAGCCGCAGGACGCGATGGCGGCTGACATCTCCGCGGCGAGCGCCTCTTGCGTCACGTAGAGCACCTCGGTGCCCATCGGCTTGTCGACCTGCTCGTAGGCATTGAAATGCACGCTGATGTCGAGGTCTCGTTCCTGTGCGTTGTGGAAATTCACGATCGCGTTCAGGTTCTCGTTCTGGCTCTTGCTGCTGTTGTCGTGAAACACCATCACGTCGGCGCCCCGGCTCTGCAGCTCCTCTGCAACGCGGTTGACGACCCGGCGCGCCTCGTCGACCTCGTCGAGGATACCGCAGGCGCCGCGGACATAGAGACCGTGACCGCTCGATATGACGACGCGCATAATTTTTCCCTTCAGCGCATGAACATCAGAAGCAGCAGCACGACCAGGATCGGAAGCGTGCTGGCAGAAACGATCTGCGCCACCAGCAGACGGTCGATCGGGCTTCGCATCATAGACTCGTCGAGTAGTTTACGTTGAGCGTGTCGCCGTTGACGACCGCCTTGTCGCCGGTCGAGAACGTGCCGGCCGACCATAGCACGCCGCCGGCGTTATCCTTGGTGTTGACCGCCCCGGTGCCGAAGCAGAGGAACGCGCCCTTGACGGTGCCCGTGCTGGTGATGGCAAACGACAGTGCCGCCGACAGCGCCTTGCCCCCCGCCGTGGCGGCGGACCACACCGCGGTCTGGCGGTTGCCAGTGTACGTCGGCGCGTTAGCGCCCCCGGCCTCGAGCCATCCAGCGTGCGATGCCATGGTGTCGCCGGCCGCGACCGCTGAATAGGACACCGACGAGATCAGGCCCATGAACGGCCCGACCACGGTGTAGGCCGCCCCGGCAAGGGACGAGTCGAGCATCAAATTCTTGCCGACGGTGGCGACCACGTTCTCGATCGTATCGCGCCACTTCAGCTTGCCATCCGCGCCGATGCATTCGATCTCATAGCGACCATGCGCGTCGGCATGTTCGCCGATACCGCTGCCCCGAATTACGGACGCGTCGTTGCATTCGCGCGCGTTAGCGCGTTCGTCGGTCATGTGGATTCTCCATTTGGATTTATGCCGGCCACCCTGCCGTGAAGCCGGACGGCACCGCTCCGGTGAAAGCCGATGCGCCGAAATTGGCGGCAACGACATTGTTCGCAAGACCCCCGGTTCCACCGAATGTTAGGATCGGCGTCAAAGTCCCGGCAGGGGTAGAAATGCCACCCACATTGGTTGCCGGATTGGCAGTTCCACTGCCGTTCCAGTTCCCCGGCGTGCCAGAAACCTTCTTGAACCAAGTCGATTTGTTGACGAGGTCGACCGCAACGCCAATGACGTCACCGCCGACACGCGCCCCAAGGTTGATGCCAGTGTCGCTTCCGCCAGCCCAAATCGCGCCAGCAACGACATAGAGCTCGACGCCTGTGACCGCCCCTTGATTGCCCATGCCGAAATAAGACGAAGCCGTGGTGGCAATGCCGCCGCCCACATTGGGGCCAGCCGTGATGGCGGTGTAGGTCAACTCAAAGTAAAATTTCCCGGTTGTCTTGCCCGCTGCGGCGAGGGTTCGAGCGCCGTGATTGGTGCCAGTCGTCCCCGTATTGGTGGCAACGAGATTCCCGCCCGAAAGCGTCACCTGGGATATTGTGGCAGGATCCCAGGTTGCAGGCACAATGCCGGCGCCCGCCGTGGCGTCTTGCGTGGAGACCGCGGCAGCCGCCTCGGCGATGGTAACGGCCTTGGCGAACCCGGCATTGACGGTAGCCGCAGCACTCGCCGCCTCGCGCATGATCTGCCCGAGGAACGCATCGACGCGGTCGCGTACCGAGGCCGGATCGTCCACCAGCGTGGCAAAGACGACGTTGCCGGTGCCGGGCGCGTCCAGCGCGATGGCCGCCTCGGCCAGGTCGGCCGTAATCGCCGCACGCCGCTGCGACTGGCTGACGCTACAGACGAGCATCTGGTTGCCTGGCCTCAGTGATCAACAGTCACACTCGGGTCTGGTGTGTATTGATTGATGACGCCGGTCGGCGTGAATTGTCCGGTCGGTATCTTGTCGCCATCGATAAGAACACCGGTCGAGCCGGTGTTGTAGCCTTCAATCCAGTTGCCGCTTCCGTGTAGCAGGACTTCGGGCTTCTTGCCCATGAGCTCTTCCGCCTTCTTCGGATCGACTGGCTTCAACGCGAACTTGCCATCCGCGTCCGCGATCGGATTACCGTTTTCGTCCCTGGCAAAATCAATGAAAGCACGCCGCTTGATCTCCTCGCTTGTATTCACGACGACATCGGTGAAAATTTGCAGTTCGGCCATTTCCACGAGCTGATTGGCTTTGACCTCGCCAGTCTCGCCCTGTGGCCCGGTTGGATAAAGAAGGGTAGTTGGTGCGGGGATAATCAGCGGATTGGATGGGATGGGCGAAAAATCGACCTTGACCCGTGGCGGCGGGTCATCTCCAACCCCCGAATATCGGTAAGCGAGATTTGAAAGGTGGGCATTGGGATTGGTGCTCGGCTCTTCGGCGGCCCCGGCACCCGAGCCGCCGATCCAGTTTGCCGGCAGCTCGTATTTGTCCTTGTTGACGTCGTCGATGGCGCACCACATCAAGCTATAGGATTCGGTGCCGCCGGCCGTCGTTGATCCCTCCTCGCTCCCGTGGGTTGCGTTGCTGGCCTGCAGATCCCACGAGATCAATATGTGATGCCATTGATCGGCTTGGATCGCAGGCGCGATATTGCCACCATAAACACCCAGGTTGATGCTTCCCTGGTTGCCGAGAGCTTCTGCCCCAGCCGTCATGGCGTAGCTGGCGTCCTGGGTGACAACGGTATATCCGGGGCCGGTCCCGCCATCCAAGATAATCTCGCTGTCTTCGACTGCCAGGTTCTCGGCAATCGCCATGTCCGCGGTCTGGATATGGACGATCAGTCCGCCTTCCGAACTATCCTTCCCGAAAGTAACGCCAATGCATGATGGCTGCATCGGCGCGACATGGCTCCCGGTAACTCCGGTTCCATAGACAGGAATCGGATCATAGTTTCCCTCGAGGTCATAGTTTGGGAGCTCACCAATGGGCTTGTCGTCGGTCCAATGATAAATTGCACCTGTTTGCTGCTGACCGAACATCAGCAGAGGAATGCAGTTATACAACACGGTAAAATCCCAGATCGGTTTCCCTTCATCCGCCAACGCTTTCGCGTTTGCCACCTTGAGCGGGATGCGAAACCAGAATGAAATGGTAACCTTGTTCAGGGACAGCGGCCGGTTCAATGCCAAATAACTGGGCGACCTTGCAGGACTCCCCGTCCCCTCATCAAGGCTCCCGGTGAACTCGACAGCAAGCCCGGTTTTCCAATGCACATTGTAGATGCGCGTCAGCAGGTCTTGAGCGAACGCCCCGACATCGCCTGATGCCATCAGATGTCCGTGCGCAGGAACGGCAGCGTCACCGACAAGCCAGATGGCGCGGCGTTGTTGGATTGCGTGACCCGGATGGCGTAGGTGTCGCCCTCGGCAAAACTCACGGTGGCCGGGATGTTGAATGACCCCGCCTTGCCACCGCCGGCATCGAGGCCGCCGACCGCGAACGTGATGGTGCCGATCTGGACCCTGTTCTTCTGGATCGACAGGATGATGCTGGTGCCGGTCGCGATGCCCACGTCGAGATAGGCATAGGCATGGGCGTTGCCGCTCGGCAGATTCATGGTCCTGCCGGCGACCGCCTGGAACAACACCTCGCCTGCCGTGCGCTGGGCTGTCCCCGGCACAAAGATTGCCGCGTCGTAGTTCACGTCATACAGCGGCATCCAGTACTGATAGAGCGGATTACTGCTGCCATCGGTGGCGTTCGGGTCGAAGACCGCCGGCAACGGCGGCGTCGTATGATCGACCAGCACCTGGAACATGCCCAGGCCGCGAACCGAGATCAGTTGCCCGCGAGTGTATGGCGTGCTGTTGAGCCATTGCCCGACATAGGTCAGCGTCGCGATCGGCAGCGGGATAACCTGGGTCGTGCCATCCGTGAACAGGATCGTCATGCTGTTGGGCGAAGAGCTGATGCTGTCGATCTGCTTGCCTTCGTCCAGAGCCGCATTGAGCTCGACGATCCGCTGGTCGACATCGTAGAAGTTGCCGTCGACCTGCGCGGCGCTGTTCGGCGCGCCGGTGCCAGCGCCCCAGGCACCAGTCGTGACGTAGACGATCGTCATGGTTGGATGATTACCGTGTTATGTCTGTTTCTATTGTCACGACATTGTCGACCTTCGGCGGATCGGCATAGCGCACTTTTATAGGCCCGCTGGGCGTCTCCAGCCTGACTCGCTTCAATCGCTCAACCTCGACGTAATTGTCTTGATGCATGATGCTGGCGCCGCCAGCGTCTGTCGTCACCTGGTGGACTCTCTCCTTGTCGACCTGCCGCTTGGATTCCTGCGCCGGTGCATTGCTCGAAAAGCTGGCGCTGAAGGTATACGAGAGATCGATGAGTCCGCCGCCGCCGCCGCTGATAGTACAGATGCCCTGCTCGGGATTGTCTTGCGGCGGCAAGACGCGCGCCGAGGCCGGGCGGATATTGGGCAGCACCGCCGGCCGGACGATGACCTCAAAACCAGCCATCACACGGCTTCCAGGTTGTAGCCCGTCGGGACTTTCACGTCAGTGACTTGGATTGGATAATCGCTGGAAAACACACGCGTCATGCTCTTGAGCTTGAACGTCGCCTTGGTTTCCACCGCCTTGAGTGCGTTGCCGACCGAGGTAGACCGCGCCTGCACCGCGGCCTGCGATTTTGCGGCATCCTCCTCGGTGAAGTAAGGCGTGATGACTGGCGGGACATTCCAGTGAGCATGGGTGTGGATATAGGCCCCTTGCACGGCTGCGGGATTCTCGACCACCAATGGCTGGTCGATGACGTCCTCGGCCCGCAGCGCGGACATGAAGTCGAGCCCGTCGTCGTTCGGGTTGGCGCGCGGCGGTTGATATCCGACCGAGGAGTCGAACAGCACCACCCGTCCGGTGAACTGCTGATAATCGGCCCCGGTGTAGTCGATGCTGCAATAGGTCGGCAGTCCGCCAGATGCGACCGCAGATCCGCCGCGCCCGATGGCGCAGCCAATGCGAACCTCGCACTTGATGCGCCCATCCGAGCCGTCGAGCGCGAGCGAGTAGCCAATGAACTTGCCCAACGCCTCGCCGACACGCGGCTCGACCAGAAACGCATTCTTGCGCAGCGTGATCTCGGGCATGCGCGCGAGCTTTGGAGCAAACGCGATCTCCACCACCCGCGCCCGCTTCAGCAAATGCGCGCGCGCCAATACGATCAAATGCTCAAGGCTTCGATTGCCGCGTGCGGTCGCAATATAGGAGCGGCGGCGCACGTCACCGATCGGCAGCTCGGCGCCGAGCGGTTCGCTCAGGTTGACCGATTTGACATCATCGATCCGCAGCGCCTCGCCATCCTCGGGGTCGGTCAACACATGCTGCACATCGGCGATCAGAGAAAACGACACGATCTCCGTGCATGGCCGATTGGCCGAATAGCCCGCCACCAAGCCCACCGTCGTGTAATGCAATGGCAGCGCGGCGCCGACCGCCGTGTAGTTGCGGCTCAACGACGAGCTCTGACCTTCATCCGGCCCTTCCACCTTGCCGAGCGTCACAGAGCTCGTGTCGGAAGTCACGATCCTCGGATAGGAAATATACGAGGGCGCAGTGATGAAACTCTCCGTCTCCGTTATCGTGGTGTGTGTGGTCGATGGACCAAACCATGATGTGTCGGGGAAGGTGACCGTAATATCCGAACCTGTGGTGCGGCTCTTGACCGATAGATCATACGGCGTCGAGGCGGATGCTTCGGCTGCCACCCAGCCATCGCCAATCGTGGCCCCGGCTTTCGGCCAACTGTCTTTCGTCAAGGTATACGACGTGATGTAGTTGCGGCCCCCGCCTGGCCAATTCCGGCACAGATAGCTGCCCAGCTCGACTCGCCCCTGCGCTTGCTGAGTCCAGGTATATTCGGCCTGGACGTCGACGCGTGTGAGCGGCCCGCTGGTCAGTGTCAGGCCGAGGCCGTCATAGAGCACCTTGCCGTCTTCGCTGGCACCGTCGAATTCGACCAGCCCATCCTCGCCGGTGATCTCGTCCGAGACCGACAAGACGTGCGTCTCGCGGTCGTAGTGCCAGATCGCGCTGTAGCCCTCGAGCACGACCTCCGGGTCGGTGCGGCGCGAGGGGTCGATCACGACCTCGTCGTAATACGGCAGCACCCGCAGCATATCGGCCAGCGCCGCCTTCTGCGCCACCAGATCGATCGGCCGCGCCACAAACTCCAGCGTCACCAGCTCCTCAAAGATACTGGTCGGCACCCCGACGAGCCGGCCGCGGAACCGAACCAAATCCGGCCCGCAGTCGAACGCAAACCAGCACCAGATCTTGCGGCCGGGGCCGAGCAGGCCGATGGCATTGCCGGCATCGTTGCGCGGGCGGCGCACGACGACGGTGAGGCTCGCCGGGTCACCCTCGTCCTGCTTGAGGGAGAAGCTGAAGATGTTCTCGTCCCAGCGCATGTGCTCGGGCAGGAACGTCGTCTCGGCCGGATCGACCCAGGCGAAGTACGGCATCCCAGGTGTGGCCGTCGATGACGGAACGGCCGGGGGCGGCGAGTCCCTGGTAGCGGAAACCGGGAAGTGGCCGAGGATCATGCGATCACTCGTTGCTCGGCCTCAAGCGACCACGCCACCTCGGCCGCCCATTCATTACGCGAGGTGTTCCAGGACGTCACCTTGGCGAGGATCGTCAGCACGTCGCCGGCCCCGTTGGCGGCGCCGAGGCCTGGGACGCATGTGATGGTGACATCCTGCCCCGGCCAGACGCCGGTGAGCGTCGGCGCTTCATGGTCCGTGCAACTGATCGTCACCTTGTGCTGCCGGAACTGCGCCAGCGAGATGTCGGCCAGCGCGCCGCGGCAATCGCGCGCCACCTTCTTGGCCTGATCGATCGGCGCCAGCGTCATCGTGATCCCGCGCACGGCATAATCGCTAAAGTCAATGTCATCGATCGCGAGCAGCGTATAGGCCGGAACATGCGTCAGCATCAGGAATACCGGCTCGGCTTGCGCCCGCCCGAGCGGACCTGCGCCATCGCCGCGGCATTGCGCAGTTCATCGACCACGGCAGACGAGGCCCGCAAGCCGGTGATCTCGGGCAACCCCGGAAACTGAATGGTGACGTTGCTCATCCCGCCACCGGCCAACCCTGGGATCGACAGCGTCGGCATGACCAGACCGCCGAGCGCGAAGCGGCCCATGTTGTCAAGCACGCCACGCAGGTTGCCGCCCGAACGCCGCAGCGCCTCGAGGAACGCCAGCACGCCCGGCTGGCTCACGGCGCTGGCCGGCATGATGTGTTCGCCGCGCGAGACCCAGGCGAGGTTTGAGTCGCTGGTGCCGCTACCGCTTCCGCCGAGCAGGCCGCCGGCAGCGTGGGCCCCGCTTGGCAGCGGCGGCGACAAAGTACCGCTCCTGGCGAGTGCTTGTTCGAACTCTGCCCAACTCCGTTTCATCGATTCCAGGGCGGCGTCGAAACTGCTCGTGAGCCACTGCCACGCATTGCCGACCGGCGTCGTGACCAATGTCTGAATTGCTGCCCCGAGGTTCTTGATGTCCGCGACAGCGGAGGCGAGTGCTATAGTCCCGATATCTTTGAGCGATTTACCAAGTGTGTCCACGCCTTTTCCGAGATCCTCAAGCACTTGCCTAAATGGTGCCATCTTTGCGCCCTGCACCACAAATTTCTCAAATTCCTCGGTGCCCTTCATAAGGACCGCAATCAAGTCTGGCGGCAGTTGAAAGCCTTTCAGCACCTGAGCAAATTGAAGTTTTTGCAGGCCGGTCAGACTATCAACAATTTGCGCGATGACCGGCAGGAATTTATTGACCTCGACATTCGATGCATTGAATCCCTTGGCCATATCGTCGGCCGATATTCCCGCGTCCCCCATGACCTTCTTCAACGCCGCGACTTGTGATGCCAAGGTTGTGAGCGGATCGATGGCCTCCTTGCTGCCCTGCCTCATCCGCTGGAATTGCTCGATCAGTGGTCCCAACGAATTGGCCAAAGCCTCGGCCAGCTTGCGTTGCGCGGCAGCGAGGTCCGGCCCCTTAAGCATCTCGAACTGCTTTTGTGCCAGTTCAAGCTGCTGGCGCTGCAATTCGAGCTGCTGTTGTTGGATCGGCAGTTGCTGCTGCGCCAGTTCGATTTGCTGTTCCTGTAACTCGAGGGCACTTCTCTGTGCCGCTTGCTTTTTGCCAAGCCCATCTCGTTCTTGCTGGGCGTTCTCGAGATCGATCCTGGCCTTCTGGATCGCGCGCTCGCGCGCGTCCCTTTGCAGGGACGCCAACTGTCTCTCATAACTCGCTTCGGAAATTTTACCGCGCAAGTACTCGTCTTGCAGCACCAGCATCTGCAAATTGGCCCGCGCATCTGACACCGTCAGATCGGCGCGCCGACGTTCGATGTCCTGAGTGGCGGAGAGGGTGCGAAGCTGCTGTTGAACCGATGCCAGGTTTAGGGCGAGCTGCTGCCCCTGCAGTTGCAACTGCTGTGTCTGCGCTGCGAGTTGCTGCGTTTGTATTTGAAACTGCGTCGTTTGAAAACCTTGCTCGGCCTTCAGCTTATCGAGCGCAGCCTTGGCTCTGATCGCTGTTTCTGCCGTCTTGGCAATCTCGTCTTCGACTTTCGGCGCCTCGCTGAGGACCGAGACAAGCAGTCCCTGCAGCGCCCCTCCGAACTCCTTGGCTGCAATGCCTGCGCTCTTAAATGCCCCTTCCTGCAGCTTCAATGATTCAACCGTCGCGCCGGTCGCCTTGGCCAGGTCTTCCATTCCCTTGGCAGCTTCGGCCGCCTCTTTGGCCCACGAGAGCAAGGCGCCGGCTGCCACCGCGAACGCCAGCGCGGCTGCGCCGAGGACACCCAGCGAAGACGCGACTCTCTGGAAACTCACCGCCAGGTGGGCGACTTCCCCAGCGCCCAGCGCCCCCATGATCTTGCCGAGCGCGCGCATCTCGCGAGACGAGATGCCGGATTTCTCGGAAACCTCGTCGAGGCCGCCGCCGAGAGCTCTGGTTCCCTGGGCTCCGCTTGCTGCCGCTTGCCGGATCTCGCCGGTCGAGGCGACGATCGCCTGCGACCCTTCCGCGACCCGTTGCGACAATTCGATGTAGGCAGCTTGCGTTTTCTCGGACAGCTTGCCGAACTCTTCGATCGATACGCCGGCCGTCTCGGCGGCCTTGGCGGTCTCATCGAATGACGTGCTTGCGCCCTCGCCGATCTTCTCGAGCGCCGCGGTCGCCTCTTCGGCGCCTTCGACCTCGACCTTGATCGTCTGGACGATGTCGTTAGCCATCTCTATTTCATCCCGGCCTTGAACAGGTCACGCAGCTTTTTGCTCTCGTCGCGTATGATCTTGAGCAAGTGGAATTTGCGGCGAATGATGACTTTCTTCACCCCGATATATTTGACCTTGTGGTCATCGGCCGACATCAGCAGCGGCGTGTCGCGCTTCTTGCTGCGCTTGACCTGGAACAGGCGCCCCGAAAAGTCCTTGGCCCGCGGCCCTCCCGGATCGACCGGAATCCACAGCAGCGGCTTGCCTTTGATGGTCGCGCCACTCTGAAAGACGCGCCAGAGCGGGTTTGAATGGTGAAAGGTAATCGTCCTGCTCTTGGCACCTTCTCCCGAGATGTCGTAGGTGAACCCCGACTGCCAGGCACCGCCGAAACGGCCGGCCGCCGCAATGTCGGCGCGCCCCTTTGTTTGGATGGTCTCGGCGAGCTGCTCAGAGGAAGAGGCCGCAGCCTCCTGCATGCGAACTTTCAGGTGAGCCATCGTTTCGTCGATCTGCGGCTTTATCGGCGGGACGCGAAAACGGACTGCCATAACTAAGGCGTACCCAACTCTTTCAGTGTTTTCTCGATCGCCTTGCCGTCACCCTGCGCGCCCATCGCCGCAACCCACAGATTGTTTGCGCGCTCAAGCCGATCGATCGTTGCGTTCAATTCGAGATAGGCAAGCAACTGCGGCCACGACAAGCTCATTGCATAGTCGGGTGGGAAGCCTCGTCGGATGAGGGCGGTGATACCGAGCGCGAATTCCTCGAGCGCATCTTGATTGGCTTTGCCGCCCCTTCGTCCGGCCCGGTGAGGCTGCCCATGAGTCCGGTCAGTTCCTCGACGAAGGAGCCAAGCCCGTTTGGGAATGACAACCCGAGAATAGCCTTGAGAAATTTCACTTGCTGCTGCGGCAGCAAACTCAACGCGCGCCGCTCATAGACCTCGTCGGCAAGATGCCCGCAGCCGGCGGCGATGATCGGCCCGACCGATGCGGCACATCCCAAGATCAACCGCGGGATGAAATCATCGCCAAACCCGCCATTGATCAGCGACCGCAGTTCCGGGAACCGGGCGATGATGGATGCGATCCCATCGAACGAGACGGCGCGCACCGTGATCCGCTGGCCGTCGATCTTGACGACCTCGCTCGCCGTCGACGGTGCAATATCGAGGAGGTCAGCCATTACGGCACCACCACGGCTTCATTGACGGTGAACACGCCGAAGTCTCCGGTGGTGTCATCCCGCTGCACCTCGGCCTCGATCTCCAGGGTCGAGAAGTCATCTTTGTCGGAGATGAAGCTGAAGTCGCCGCTCGGGTTGACTGAGATGCGCCCGGTAAAATCAACTTTTTGGCCGATGTCGTTGGTGCCTACGACCTGGATGACACCGACAACCTCCAGCTTCTTGAACGCGCTCACCGTGACCGAGCCATCGACGTCAGGAGCCCCGAGCTCGCCCAGGGTGAAGATGGCGAGGTTCGGCCCATTGATCTCGTCGAGCGTCAGCTTGATAGTCGCGCCGACCTGGGTGATGGCACTGAAGTCCTTGACCTTGACGCCTTCACGGCTTGAGAAGTGTTCTTTTTTCTCCACCTTCGGCGTCCACAAAAACGACGGCGCATTGCCGAGGTCGACGAAGGTTGTCGCGCCGTCCTCCTTGAACGAGACGATACCTTTGCCGATGTGATAATTGCTGGTGCTCGGGCTCGCGGGCATGACTTATAGCTCCTCTATTTTGAGTGGATATTGGAACACGAACTGCACGTTCATCGCGTTGAGTTGCGAACGAATCCAGCCAAAGTCCGTCTGGCAGCCCATGTATCGGATCGCGCCATTGCCACCGACATACGCGATGAGTGTTGCATCGTTGAGCACACGGCGGATTATCTCGCGCCGAAAGGTGCCAAGTTCCGATCCGGTCCCATGCCGCTCTGAAACGACAATCTCGGGAATCATCCGCGCAACGTAGGGCCGCCCTGGCGGCCGCGCCGAGCGGTCTTCGGCGCCGCCGCTTTCCTCGTCGCCGTCGAACACGGACACCGCCGGCAACAGCTCTTCCTGGATGTCGACGTTGTTGCGCAGCGCCGTTTTGATATTCGGAACGCTGGCGACCACCACGAGCAGCCGCGCCAGGATATCCTCGCGAACGTCGGTCACGCCGCCTCTTTCAGCATAAAGCGAACCTCGCCCCAGTCCTCGCCCATCGGACTGCCGCGCAGTTCCCACGAGCGCACGAGCCAGGCGCGGCCGTTGAAGGAAAGGGCGGCGTCAGCATAGTCGGCGCGCGCGATGCCTTTTCCCGTCAGCTCGTAAATACGTGCGAACGCGCCAGGCCCGACGCCGCGCACCTCGGCAGTCTGCGTCCCCGCCGAGAGCGGCAGCGCCTTCGGCTTGGTGTCGTCGATCACCGTGATGTCGACCGCCGCGGCGACGCCCACTGTCATTGTCGCCGGCACGCCGAGCTCGGCATAGACCGGATCGAACAGCAGTGCCGAGTAGTCGATGGACATCAGGCGACGAGCCGCAACGCCAGATCAGCGTGGACGATGCGCCAAGTCGGTAGCCCCAGCAGCATGGCCACGATCATGTACAGAACGATCAGCAGCACCACGAGCAAGTACAGCCGCTGCACGTTCCAGTCGATGCTGTAGCCGAACCACTTCGCGACCATGACGATGATCGCGCCGATCAGCACGAAGATGGCGGCCACGATTGCGGCATTGAGCACGCCGAGCAGCAACCCGGTCAACGACATGGCGTCACCTCAAACATAAATGCGCATGTATTTGTAGAGCATGGCGTCGATGGTATCGGTCGCGGCCTGCAACGGTGCGGCGAGGCCGGCCTTACCGAACATCTGCACCGGATCGAAATACTGCACGCGGGTGTCGCCATGCATGACCGACCGCAGACCGCTCGTCATGCGTGCCTGCCCCCGCGCCGCCTGGATCAGCATTCCGGTCGCCGCCTTGAGTGCCTGCGGCGCTGCGTCGGGCAACTGATAGCCGCCGCTGTAGGTCACGGTGACCGGCTCGGCCCAGGCGCCCTCGATGCGTAACTTGCCGGATGCGTTCTCGAGCTCATAGATCGTCGGGTCGAGGACACTGCCGCGCGGCGATTCCACCGAGACGAGGTCGGCGTCGGCAACCGGATAGCGCGTCAGGAACAATCGCGGCGAGTCGCCGCAGCGCCAGGTCTCCTCGACGCTCTCGTAGGCAAACACGCGATTGCACATGGTCGCGATCACGTCGCTGTACTGGTCGATCAACATCTGCAACTGCGTGTCCTCGCTGGTGTCGGCCAGCGGCACGTTGAGAATGGCCTTCAGCTCGTCCAGCGTCAGCAGCGCGTAGCTGGTGGCAGGCGTCAGCACCTTGACCCAGATATCCGCCATCACCGCGCCTCGTCGTGGAACTGCTCGAACAGGCTGCGCAGCTCGAGCGGCGGCGCTTCGCTCTTGTCGGACATGATCGGGATCGCGGCGTAGGCCTTGCGATCTATCTTCCAACCAACGATCACCGGCGCAGACGTTCCCGGCAGACCGCGCGCGCCTACGGCTCCCGGTTCGCCGCGCTCGCCCGCCGGCCCCTTGCTGCCCTGTCGGCCGGCGGACGCGATCAACTGCCAGCCCTCACCGGGGCAAGGTCCGGGCGCCGCGCGCCGCGCAACGAAACTCGAGCCGCCGAGCGCGACGATGTCGAGTGCCGCGTAGGTCTCGGCTTCGCTCCAGGTGCCGCGCACCGTTGGCATCGCCGCGTCACGGCCGGAGCAAGCGAGGCAGATCCAATCGGCGTGACCCGGCGCCTGCCCGGTGTCGCAGCTTGCCTGCCAGGTGCCGCCGCCATGAGTCACCACGACCCCGGCGTAATGGACGAGGTCAGGCACCCATTCCCGCACGACTGGGAGAGTTCCAGGCTCGCCCTTCTGGCCGCGCGCGCCGTCCTTGCCGTCGAGGCCCGCCGCGCCTGACGCACCGGGTTTCCCTGGCTCGCCGCGGTCTCCCTTGTCGCCGGCATCGCCTTTAGGCCCGCGCTTGCCTTCCGGGCCGGGCAGGCGCGCCAGCGCCCGAACCTCCTCCAGGGCGCGGCGCCCCAGGGCAAGGCAAGTGCCGACCGCTTCGAAGAGCGTGTATTGCGGAACGGGGACGGCCGGTTTGTCGCTCATGCCATCTCCCATAATCATGCCGCCAGCAGCCACACGAGGGCGGCGGCTTCGTCATCGTCCTGCCGGCCGACTGCGACTGCTTCCAGGCCGCCGATCACACCAAAACCCTTGCCGCGCACGCCGATGGAGCCAGCACCGGCGACCTCGAGTCCGAGAACGGCCACCGCGGTGCCCTTCGCGCCAGGAGCGCCGCTGGCTGCGGCCTTGACCGTGAGCGGCCCATTCCCCTGCCCGCGGGCGCCGGCCGCACCAACGGCCTCGCCAGCGAAACCGCGCAGCACCGCGGCGCCGATGCTGGCCGCGACAACGACGCCGTGCGCCTCGCCTTCCAGCGCCGGGAGTATTCCGTAACCGACGCCTTCGACGAGCGCCGGCCGCAACTGTTCACGACGACCGCCGGGGATGGTGACGACAATGGTCGCCGGCTGGACGCTTGCATCAGCGATGTCCGCCGCCGATGCGGCCTCGGCCACGCTGACGACGATCGGCAGCACGGCCGGCGGTGGAACGGTCGGGACTGCACTGAGCGGTGCCGATCCGATCGGGCCGAAGCCCAACAAGGCCCCACCGCCAAAGGCCGGCGGCTGGATCGCCTGAGGCGGCTGGACGGCCGGCGATGCCGTCCCGATCGGCGCAGCCGAGACCGGACAAAACCCAAGCATCGGATGGTACTATGCCGCTCGCGGCTTTCGGGTTGATTGTATCCGGGCCGGATCTGCGAGGGTTGCCGCAAGTTGCGACAACGGCATTACCACCGGATCGGCGGTGACCTGCTCGATATAGGTTTCGGTGGTCGGGTCGCCTTTGTCGTCCAGAATAAATCGCTCGGGGCCGACAAACACGGTCACCACAGGATTGGCCTCGCCAGGTTTTACGTCGGCCTGAAACCTCCACACGGAGTATGGCATCACGGGTTCCTTTCCAGAGCAGCAAGCCGACGCTCATACTTGTCGTGCAGGCCGACGAAGGCCGCCGCCAGCAGCTCGGTCGCGAGCCAGAGGCGGTTGTGCATTTCGCCCAATGACGCTTCACCGTGCCGCCATTCGGCCATGGTCGGCATGCCGGGCAACGCCTCGTCGGCCATCATGCGCGCGATGTATTGCTTCGGGTCGCGCGGGTCGAAGGTTTTCACCATCTCGACAAAGCGATGTGCGGTCTTGTGCTGACCCGTTGGCGACAGCGCATCCCACTGCGCGAGATTGACCTCACCATGCACGAGATGCTGCACACCGACGCAGGTCAGCAGCACGTTGTCGTCGTACACGTTGGAAGCATTGACGGTGCCGGTGCCCTTGTTGCCGCCGGTCGGTGCGCCGACCAGCACCCCGCCGAGCGGGAAGGCCGCGCCGGTGTTGGTCAGGGTCAATAATTCTATGGCGCCGCTGGTGGAACGGAAATGAAAAGTCCCGTGCGTGACGCCGCCGAGAGACACGTCGAAATACATGTTGCCGGCGCCATTCGTCGCGTCGCGAATAGCCGCGTTGGGGCCGATCCCAAGCGCGACTCCACTGGTTACGCCAGGATAGATTGCCCCACCGGCTCCGATACCGCCGGCAACAATCAGGGCGCCCGTCGTCGTGGAGCTTGACGCCACTGTCGAGGACACCGAAACCGAACCATTCGGAAACGTCCAGGCCCCCGTGGTCATGTTGACCGAAGCGAGAGCCAGCACGCTTTGATAGTCAATTCTGAGAATGCCACCGTTCTCGTAGATGGCGACTGGTTTTGCGCTGGCTTCGGTGCCTGCCAAATAAAGCCCAGGCTGGTTCCCATTGACGGTTATGATGTTCCCAGTGTTCAAAACCCCGCCGATCCCGACGCCGCCCGTGACCGTCAGCGCGCCGGTCGTGGTGCTGGACGACGCGGTCGCATTGGTGATGCCCAGCGTCCCCGCCATGGTGTCGCCAGCCTTGGCAAGGCGCGACGTGTCGCTCGCGTGGACGTGGTCCTCGCGCGCATACTTGGTCGCCGTTCCCACGGCCGCCGTGCCGTCCATGATGGGCGCAGCTGTTGCCGGGGCCACCGTCGCGGTTGTCACGGCCGAAGTGACGAAGGCCGTCGTCGCAATCGTCGTGTCGTTGTCGCCCGCCGTTGGCGTCGGCGCGGTTGGGTTGCCGGTGAGGGCCGGCGAGGCCAACGGAGCCTTGGCATCGAGCGCGGCCTGCGTTGCCGTGCTGACAGGCTTGCTGGCGTCGCTAGTATTGTCGACATTCGCCAGGCCGACATCGCTTTTCGTCAGCGTGACTGATCCGGTGCGGCCGGCAACACTCTGAACCGGCGCGGCAGCCGATGCCCGAGCACTGGTGTAATAAAGGTTGACCGAGCCTTCCGGCACCGCATCGGTCGAGCCTGGCGACGGCGAAATCTCGACATAGGCCGAGCCTGACCAGCGATAGATTTTGCCGGTATCAAGCGCGACATAAATGATGCCTGTCGCACCCGTGGCCGGGAATGCGGCAAGGTTGGCAAACTCCAGCACGTCGTCGACATAACTGGGGAGCTGGGCGGCCGGAACTTTCGTGCTCGCATCGAGCGAGGCGTAACCGTTGGCAATGCCCTTGCTTGCCTTGTCCTCTTTCGCATTGAGGGCAGATATGCCAGCCGCTTCGGACCAGACCGCATCCTTGCGCCCGTAGGTCTTGCCGTCCGATGGCGCGTCGTCGAGCTTGGCCTGCAGCGCAACGATCACGCTCGCCGGCAGCGTGCAAAAGACATTCTTCGTGCCGGCCGCGAAGTTCACCAGCGCATCCGCATTGGACGATTGCCGCACGGTGTCGCGCACCAGGGTGGTGGCGCCGGACAGGTGCCCCGTGCCGATCTCCCAAGAACCGTTCGGCGCGCCGGTCGTGCCGTCAACGGACTCGATGCAATAGTCGAACGACGGCCCGACACCGAATGCCGTGTTGAAGCTCTCGAACCCGGTGACGGCCCCGCTCAACGTGAGCGCGCCGGTCCCGGTCGACGCCGACAGCTCCTTGACGCGGTCGGCAATCATGGCATCACCAGCCGGAACGAGTGCAGCCGCACCGGGCTGTTGCGGAAGATTCGGGTCGTGTTGAGCTTGATCACGGCAGTGCTGGTCTCATCACCGCAATCACAATTGAGTATCTCGGTGCCATCTGCGGCGACAATGCGCGCGGACGATGCGTTGCCTTGCGCGAGCGCGGCGGCCTCTTCGCCAATCCGATTGAACGCCAGTTCCCCGTAGCTGGCTTTCTGGGCGGCCGGATTGGATAACGGCAGCACCGCAAGAGTTTTTCCATTATCTGCCAACAGCTCGACGCTGCCGCCGTTCATCATCTCGGCAAGCGCGTCGAGCATGACGTTACTCGCTGTCTCGGACAGGTTGACGATCACGGTTGCGGCTCGTCGTAGATCGGCACCAAGGCGCCGTTCTCGTCGCGCTCGATGCGCGTGACCCTGGCGGCCGGTGTTTCACGTGACACAATCGGCGGCAGCTCGTGCAGCATCCGGGCCACGCTGGCGACCTCGACGGCGAGCTCGGGCGGCAGCATGACGGCCTGGCGGTCAATGCCAATCTTGAACACGGCGTCAGCCACGCACTCGCGCACGAACGGCGCCATGCCCGCGGCGAGAGCCGTTATGGTTTCTTCATCCATCACGCAGCGGCCTTCAGTGCGAGAGCGAAAGCAGCGGTCAATTCATCGCCCGATTTCTTGGGCGCACCGGGCGGCGGTGGCTTTGCCGGATCGGCGGCAGCATCCGGCGCCGCGGCCGGCAGCGCCGCGGGAGGACTAGGCGGCGCTGCCGGAGCAGGTGTCTTCCCGATCTGACTCAGTGGGACGACCTGCTGCTGGACGCGAGGCTCGTCGCCGAACGAAACCGCCTCGTAGCCTTCGAGCGCGCGCGCTTCGTTCGGGGCGAAGATGCCGCCTTGCACGCCGCGCGCCAGGCTCTCGATGCGGTCCTTCATCGCCGAGCGCAGCAGCGCCGCGGTGTCGAATTCCACATATTCGTCGGGCTGGCCTTTGAGATCGAACAGCAGGCCAAACGCTTCTTCGATATGATTGAGCGCAAATCCCAGTCCGCTTGCGACCCAACTCTGCATCAGCATTTCGGTCGAACTGTACGACGTGCCGCCGATGCCGAGGATCTGCAGCGGGATGCGGAACGCCAGCGCAATGGCCTCGTTCGATAGTTTCATCATCTCCGCGGTGCCGGCATCCTTGCCACTCTGCGCCCACGGCTGGACTTTCAACCCGGCCGTGAGGATCGGCGTGCCGCCCTGATGCAAGCCTTTCGTCTGGTCGTTCCAGCGGTCGCGCAACTGCTGGACCTCTTCCTGCTTGAGCTTCAGGTCGGTCGAGAGCACCGCCGACGGCCGCGCCTCGTTGAGGTAGTACCCCATCTGCTGGCGTGCGATCGCGTTGGTGACGCCGATGTCGCTGTAGGCCGCGACGATCGGACTCTCGCCGATCAGCGGCACCGGCCAGCGATGCCGCACCGTATGCAACCGGATATGCAGGACGTCGCGCTGCGGCACGATCAGCGGCTCGCTGCCGAGCCGTTTCTCGATCACCTGGTTGCCCTGCAACTGATAGAAAATGTCGCCGGTGGAAGCGAGCCGCGGGTGTGATTGCGTCGGGTCCATCAGATGCAGCTCGTCGATCTCGAAACGGTCGTTGCGCAACCCGAGCGCATAGGCGTTGCCCTCGAGGTAGAGCGAGCGCGTCACGTTCAGCAGAAAGTCCGAGATCGACTGATAGTCGTTAGGGTGGCGCAGCAGGCGCGAGAGTGCCGATGTCTTGACACGCTCGCGCCCGCCTTTGTCGTTGAGCCGCCAGTGGTCGCCGGGGCACATGGCAACGGTCTGCGCATAGGCCGAGACGCAGGCCTCGACCATGGCCGACTGAGCGCCGAGGCTGACCGGCGTATAGCCCTGCTGCCACCAGTTGTCGGCAACACCGGCGGGCAACCACCCGCCGGTGACCGGCAAATAGTAAGGGCCGGGCCGATATTGGCCTTCGCCCTTACCGACAAGCTGGGCGGCGACTCGTGTCAGAAACCCGCGAACGGTCATGTTGCTGGCGTCGCGGTCCTGGTCTGGTAGTTGCCACGTTTGCCGGCCTCGGCCTGCTTTGTCTGCGGCTCATTCGGGTCGGCACTGCCGTCGTGCTCGTGTTCCATGAGATGAACACCCAAAGCCGCGAGGTCATTCTCTTCCTGCGTCGGCGTGGGTTTGATTCCCGAAGCCGTCTTGACCTGCTGCTCGTTTGCCTTGTCGCGGGCCGCGCGCTCGTCGGCGAGCCGCTTTTTCGCGGCTGTCGTCTGTTCGTTGTCGGTCATTTTTGACCTCCTTCTGTTGGCTTGTCCGTTACCTCGCTGCCCTTGACGGTCTTCTCGGTACCGTCCTCGAGCGTGACAACGACTTGGCCGGTGTCCTTGAGAAACCCATCGTCGCCTTCGCGCGCAGGGCGCGAATTGCGAACCGGTTTGCCTTGATATTGCTTAGCCATCACTGACTCCTTCTGTTGCGGGTTGTTACCAGGTGACCCCCGCCACCCAGGCCACGGTCCCAGTGCGGCGGATTCCCCAGGTCAACGGCATGATCATCCGCAGGGCCAGCATGTCGGTCTGGAACATGCTCTTGGCCGGGAAGGCGACCGCGGTGCCCGACGTCGAGATGTCGGTCGGCGCGGTGTCTTCCATATGCAGCGTGGCCTGATCCGAAATCTCGAACCGCGGCCCGTCTCCCGTCACACTGACGAAGTCGGCGGCATCGATCACGATCACGGTCCCCGCCGGCACCGTGCCGGATTGGATGATCGGCCAGCCGCCGAGGCGGCCCTGGCTGATCTCGTCGCGGAACGGGAACACGCCGGCGCCGGTGGCGATGGCAAAGCCCGCGCTGTTGACCTGTTGCGGGTTCATCAGCCAGGTCGGCTTGCGCACGTTGCCGAGCGTGCCGGTGAGCAGCGCACCGCTCAACTGCTTGACGTCGCCGGTGAGAGCGGCAAAGCCGCCGCCGGCGGTCGGGGTCAGGCCGGACACGCCGTTGAGGATGCCGGCGGGCCGAATCGCCGTCGCAGCGTTGGCGTCGAGCAGGATGGCGTCGATCGCAACCGAGGTGTCGTAGACGACGGCATCACGCAGCAAGCCCTCGATCGCCGGGATCGAATGCTCGTCGAGCTCGCGCGTCCAGGTCGTGATGACCGCCATTTTCATGGGCGTCAGTGGGAGCGACGTGAACGCGCCCTGCCGAACCGGAATCGGCAACCCTTCCCCGACGAACGACCCGGCGATGGTTGGCGTTCGCGACCGTGTCGGGATGAGGATTTTAGCGTTGCGGCCAAACCCGAGTGCCAGGCCCATGCCCGATAGCGGCCCGAATACCGAGGCCGCCTTCAGGATATCCATGAACTCGACGACGGTCTGTTGCGCCAGCTCCTTCGCCCATCCGGTCACCGTGGTCATGGCTGCGGCCGAGGCCGCCCTGGTCTGCCAATCGACCACCGCCTTGAGTGGCTCATCCTCGCCATAGATGGCGCGGGTGACATCCATCACCGGCTTTCGCTCGTGATGTGCCAGCAGGCGCAAGGCGGCCGAACGGCAAAGCAGATCGATCGGATCGAGCTTTTTGCGTTCGACGCCGAACGGTCGTTGCAGTTGCGGCGCGCTATAGCCGTTGCCTTGCTTGATCACCGCAGGCATCCGGCCGCCGTCGTCGCTATTCACGGCGAGATTGCGTTCGCTGTCGCGCAACGTCGCCAGGATTTCCCGGTCGTGCGCAATCTCGGCGTTTGCCTTTTTCACTGTCTCCAGCAAATCATTCGGATAGTCGCCGTCGCCGACGGCGTCGTGCAGCGCATCGAGCTTGCCGGTCTTGTCGAGGATCGAGGCTTCTCTTTCTTTGATCTTTTGAGCGAGCGACATGGTCGCGCCCTTTCCAATTCGTGGTGTGTCGGCTTGCCCGCCGGTGAACCCGCGCCGTCTGACTTCGTTTTCTTTGCCTTCCCCGGCGAAAACGAGATTGATGGTCACGGGTGAAATCTTGAGCGACTTGGCGATCGCCAGCGCATTCGGGTTTGCTGGCACAGAGACCAGGCTGGTCTCGACCAATTCGGCCCTGGTGAAGAACATGCCGAAATCGGATTCCGGCCGTGGCTTGGATTCCTTCGGGCGGAAACCGACACTGACGGCGCGCAGAATGCCGGCCTCGATCAGCTTGCGGATCTCGTCGATGCGATCGCTGGTGCCGGCCGGCGCGAGTTCGAGATGGCCGCGCAGTTGCTTGTCCACGACGCGGACGTTGGCCCACTTGCCGATCGGCGCATTGCTGTTGTGGTTGAACAGCGCGATCGGGTTTTTCTGGAACGACGCCAGGTCCCAGCCATCCGCCATGATCACGTCGTCCATGCGGTCGGGCGTCTCGTCCGAGAGGACAAACTCCTGGCCGTTGACCTTGGCGGCGTGGGTTTTATAGACGACGCCCTCTGCCGATAGACGATTAGGCATGACTGTTGACCTTGTTTCAGAACGTGAACATCAGCGCGACGAACACGATCGCGAGCGCGGCCGCGAGCGCGATGAGCCCCACGGCCTTCACCACGTCGCGGTCGGTCATTGTTTGCTTGACTTGCCTTTACTGTGTTGTCCAAATAATCGCGCGCGAATACTATTGACCTCTTAGGTAAATACTATATTTTACTTTCATCAGAACAGAGGGAACAGACCAATGTTTAAGGCCATCATCGAGATCGCAGCCGACGTCTTCACCGACCCGCTTGCCCTGATCTCCATCGGGCTGCTGATCCTGGCCTGCGCCTAAGGCGCGGCCTCGACCGCGATCGCGAACTTGCAGTCAACGTGCTGGGCAATCGGATGCGTGCGGGAGCCTGATCTGAGCTTGATGAAGTTGATCGACTTTGTCCAAGGCTCCGGCACCACAATGCCGGTGCTTCCATGGGCCACAACGGTGACCTCGGCGCCGCTTGCCGTGAACAGGTCGTTATAAAAGTTGCCGTCTGTACTCACCTGAAAAGTCAAATTGGCCGGCGTGAATTCCTGCGGCACCGTGATGCGGACAATGGTGCCCGCCGAGCAGTCGACCCCATCCGAGAGCGCCTCGCCCGCAAGAATAGTCGGTCCGTCGACAATGCTGAGTGGCATGACGTTTTCCTTCCTTCGGTTTTGTGATCACGCTTCAGGCAATGAGAGACTCAATGTCGACCTTCCACTGCGGCTGCGGATCACGCACCATCACCGTGACCGCATCGAACAACCCCATCGCCACATCAATTTTTGCATCGCCCGCGTTGGCCTTTGTGGCTCTGATTGCCGTGGCCGTGGCTTCGATTTTTATGTTGCCCACGCACCAATCCGCCAGCTTGGACGGTGCGTGTTTTATGCTGCCGTTCTCAAGTTTTCTTTCGCATGTCTTCAAGGCATTCATGAGCTGATAGCCTTGCGGCGCGCCCACCAGCCGATCGCCCTCTTGCGTTATATCGATGGTGCGCAGACTCTCGACTAGCTCACCAATACCCGCCGGGTCGACCGCCACGCAGGCCAGCAGCTTGCGCTCGTCGATGTCGGCGATCAGCGCCACGATCTGCTCGATATCTTCCGCTGCATGCTCGACGATCGTGAGCTCGCCCGCGCCTTGCGCCTGCTCGAGCCGCGACGCGATCGACTTGCGCCGCTCCAGCACGCTGCGATGACACCACGCATGCGTCCAGACCAGCCAGTCGAGCGTCTCGCGACAGCGCCCGACCACGGCAACGCCAAACAAATCATCGAGCCCGCCGCCGTCGATCCCGACCACGACGACCTCGGAACGAATCAGGATTTCCTCGAGCGTCAGTGCCGCGTCCTCGGCCGCTTCCCAATACTCTGCGCCAGGCCAGCCATTCTCGCGCAAGCTCAGCCCGACTTGCACGTTGAAGTGCTGCGACGCGATCAGCGCCACCGCACCCGGCCCGTCCGCCTCGGCCCGCATCACCTCGCGCGCGAGGAAGTCCTCGGACGTACTGCGCCCGAGATTCGGATTGACCAGCGGCCAGTAGCGCCGCTCCTTCCAGCCATTGTCGCGCGCGAGCCGGTCCGGCAGCTCGTACAGCACCGGCAGCAGCGTCGGCATCTTCGCCGTGCCGTCGCGCACCGCGCGCGCCATCGCCAGCTCGGACGCAAACACGCCGGATGGGCTTTGCTTTGATTGCGTCGTCGTCTGAAACAAAAACCCGTCCGGTCTTTTCGTCAACGCGCCGCGCAGCTCGATGAAAATGTCGGCGGCGTTTGCCTTCCTGGCGAACTGGTGCGTTTCATCAATCATCGTCCCGACAGCTTTCGAACCCGTGATGGTGTCCGTATCAGCCGCCTTGATCTGCAACGTCGCGCCCGAGACCCGGTGCGTGATCTTCTTGAGGTTGTCCTGCACCTGAAACAGCTTCGTCAGCTCGGGGTCGAGCTTGATCGTGCCCTTCGCTTGCCGGTAGGCAATCGTCGCCACCTCGATCGTCGGCGCGATGAACAGGTATTCCGCTTCCGGTCTCCGATTGCAGATCAGCGCGGTCACCATCACCGCACCCCCGTTCGAGCTCTTGCTGTTCCCTTTCGGAATGAGCTGAAACACCTCCGAGATGTGCCGCGTGTTGGTTGCGGGATCGTAGGAACCAAACAACGCCTCGACGATCGGGAAAAACCACGGCCCGCAGACCTCCCCCATCGTCGGCGTCCCAATCACGTCCGGCAGCCGTAGCCGCTTGAACACCCGCAACGCCTTCGCCGCCTCGGCCTTGAACAGCGGCAGCTCGGGCACCAGCGAGCGGCCGTCGAGGATGCGCTCCTCCCAATCGACAACCGCCGTGTCCCAGGACCGCGTCAGCATCATTGGCCTACTTGCGCAAACCCCTGGCGCGATCCGCCAAGACAGGCCGGGCCAATGGTCTAGCGATCATCGGCATGCATGTATTCAAGACAATTATAGCCACCGTGATCCTCGTACTCTGCGGGACCGCAATCTTTTTGCTCATCGTCGTCGCATCCATTCCACCGGCAAAAGTGGAAGTGTTAACCACAAAACAACAGTGCGAGAGGGCTCGAAAATCGTGGGGCTTCTCGCGGGAGGACATGTTGGCAGGATGCCCATTCAATCCAGGAGCGAAGTGCTGCATAGCCGGTAATTTGTAGTGGTCAATTAGCCCGGCCGTCGAACTCCAGGTCGCTGGCCCACTCGGTGGCCGCGCCAGCCGTCGCCGCGGCGTCGGCCTGTAAATCCTTCTTGCCCCTGGTGCTTTCCGCAACCCGCGGGTGACAGTACGGCGCCGCGGCAATCGCCAACTTGTCGCGCCGCGCCGTGCCCGCATTCGGGTCACGGATCACCGCCAGCATGTAATCCAACGGCATCGCACCCGCCGGAACCCCAGGTTGTACATTCGGCCGCCGACCCCGACCTCGCTTTACCGGCACAGAACCCGGCGAAGAACCATCTTCTCTTTCCATCGTCGTCATCTCACCTCGCTGCCTCTAGCAAAAAATTCTCCTTCAAAATAATTAATGCGGGAATGCAAAGCCGGGGCTCTACGCTGTGGGGGTTTTTCATGTTTTTGGATACGCCCCCCCGTGCACTTAGCATTTTATTCTCCTAACCTGCGCCTCGATTGTTTTGCGCCGATGGTGTGAAGCACAGAGACATTGGCCGTTGTTGAGGTCGAGCACCGACCCACCATCACGCAACTCATGGATGTGGTCGGCGAACATCCGATGCTCGGGCCACGCCCTGGTGCATCGGAACCCATCGTCGTCGTTGGCCTCGCACTGTCCGCCTGCCCTACCCACCACCGCAGCACGCCACTCACGGTAGGCAGGTGTGCGGTAGGCTCGGTCGTCGTCCTTCAGCAGTGGGGTGGTACGTCCGTCCAGGGTACGGAACAGCGGGGCCAAACGCCGAACCTTGGCCGGCCGTAGGCCGAGGCTAGGCATGGACCTGAAACGCGCTCAGGCACACTTCCCGTGCCGTTTCCCGATAGTCCCAACGGACGACCTCACTACCGCCGATGCCGCGCGGGAAGGCCCAGGACCGGGCAGCATCCTTGGCACGGGATAGGTTGACCATGTCTGAAACCCGGCCATCGGGGGCATGGATACGCCACATGCCGGGCCACTTCACATCCGGCCGAAGCACAAAGCCAGTCAATCTGGTGCCGAGTCTAAGCCGCCACTCGCTCATTTCAGAATATCCCGCATTCGGCCAGAGAAGGCCGCTGGTGAGTTATTTTAAGAATTGGGTGGTAGGTAGCCTAGAACGAGATTCGAGACGGGTGGAAGCGAGAGCGCCGGACCAGCGGCGCTGCCAAGGGAGATGGGCTCCCTTGGCTTGAGCGTGAGCCTCGCTCGTCTTGAATGGAGGAATCACGATGGCGATACCCATCGCGATTGCCGTGTCGATCAGGAAAACCAAAACACGAAAGCTTCGCCGCGACCGAAGCCGCCCGCCCGCAAGTCGCCGCAACGGTCGCGTCAGTGCCCATCTGTGGGGCGATAGGGAATGCACTCCGCGTTGTCGGTCGTCCACCGCACAATCTTGCGCGCCAGTTCATCGAGGTGTCCGGCACGGTCGAGCCGCAGAGCCGCCGCGCGGCAACCATGCTCCTGAGTACCTCTTCGCCGCTGTCATCGCGTTTGCTGTTGAACATGCGAGCTCCTGCTGAATCCGCAATGTGCCGCCAACCATCTTAGCTGCGGATCGGACAAACGTCTTGCGCCCGCTACGAACTGCTGCAATTCGGAGAGTGTGCATCCCGCCACGTTGGCGGTGTCGGTCGACAAGCTAAGGGCGATGCGTTCACGCAACCGGCGGGTCGTTTCGATATCCATGTGTTGCCTCCCACATTGTGCAAGGTTCGATCAACAAGAGCGGCGCATTGCCAGGTCGAGGGCGCCGGCATGAAGGGCCGCGTTTCGCGGCGCACACTTTTTGGGGCGGCGATTCGGCTTGCGCTTCGGGTCACCGAATGCGCCGAGCTTGAGGCCCACCGAGTGAGGCCATCGCGCGATATCCTTCTGCGGTAAGCTCTCGACGCCGGTCTCTTCGCAGGTCGGCTTGAAGCGGTATGACTTATTGGTGCCCTTCAGCTTGCCGACTTTGTCGGGCGCGCAAAACAGCGCGTCGCCGGTAACCGTTTTGTGCAGCAGCATCACGCAATCGCACCAAGGCTTGCCCGCGTGCTTCGCGTCATGCCCGTTCTCGAACAGGTACTGATGAATCATCTCGTGCAACAGCGTTCCCCGGTCCGCGCGTAATTCCTTTTTGTGATGTGTGCTTGGTGCCGCCAGCATCATGTTTTTTGTGCCCTCTGTGAGGCCGACACAATGCCCGTAGGGCAGCAAGGGCGTCGGCACGATCGCAATAGGTTTCAGTTTGCCCTTGAAGAATCGATCGTTGTACTCGGCCCAGGTCTGGAAAATTTCCTCACCGAATTCTCCCCAGCCGTGATTCAAGAATGTCTGCATCTGTGTGCGTGTTAGTGCCATCGATTGCCTCCGGGTTACGACAAAGGGCTATCTCTACTCTTAAGTAGGCGTAGAGACAAGCCGCCGGATTTCGACAAGGGGCGTGCTCCTCAAGTTGTGCCGCCGCGGCGCCGGTTTGAGTTCAGTTTTGTAGTGAGTGGGTATACTGGAACAAATCATGAACGACGTGCGCCGTCGTTCACCTCAAAAGTCGCGGCCGTTGTCAACGAACATGGCAGAAAATGCCGACGCCGCGGGGACTTCTCGATCGCCTCGCTTCAGGGCCCACAATCGGTGCGCCTCTTCGGCCGGATAGAGTTCGGTTCTGGGTGACCTTTCTGATCTAAGCGCGGCGGTGGGGGATGGTCATCAGCCATTCCCCACCTACTCCGAAAATACGCCGATCCGCACGGCAATTCAACCGTTTGGGACGATCTTCGCCACGCTACCGTCTGGGATGGCTAAAACTGGTACCAATGTTTTTTTGAAAAATCAACATCTTGGGTCTAACCCCAGATCGCTACCCCACCGGCTGCGATTGCCGATTGAGTTCCAGCGCAATGACATGGGCGCCACCGCTCGCGTAACGATAGAACGTCGACCGCGACCAACCCCGTTTTGCCAGCATTTTTCGCACCGACCGCCGATAGGCCACGGCTGCAGCCCATTGGGCCAGACAAAGCCTTTCCTCGGGATAGGGCGCCAGCATGATCAGCCAATCGTGCGCCTGTTCCATGCGGGAGATGTCGGTGGCCGAAACGCCGAGCCGGGTGAATTCCCAACTGTGAAACCGGTCTTTGCGATCGTCGTCGGCGCGCCCAACAATATCCGAGAATTCGACCGCCATGCTCGGCCAGGCAGAGGCAACCAACAACCGCCGGCGCGCTTGCGGCAATCTGCGTTCCACCGAATAGGCCTCGATCAGCCGCCGCTGCACCCACTCGGCGGACCACTGCGGCGGCGCCAAGCCCTGGCTATCGATCTCGATCGAGCTCAGGCGCATGGATCTTCCCTTGCCAGCCTATCCACGACCTTGCCGATGATGCTGGACGCCGAGCCGTCCTGTTCGCGGGTGATCGCGTGGCGCAGGGTGTCGAGCGGGACCCGGTACTGGATGGCGATCGACAGCAGGACCGCGGCGTCGCGGGCGATCGCTTCCATGCTGCTGCCAGCCTTGGGTGCGGTGACAAAGACTTCGCCGAGCGTGCCGTCGGCGTAGTAGCCGGTGGTGACGGTCACGATCTGCTGCCCGTGCCGCAGCTCGAAGGTTTCGGCGGCGCGGCGTTGCGGCAATGTCCGGCGGCTCATCCGCATGTCTCCGGTGTGCACGGGATCATCGGCGTGCGCCGGCCCTCGAAGGTCAGACAACGCAGGCACAGCAGTTCGTCGCCGTCGAGGATCGGCTGCGGGTGTTCACAGTCGAATGGGCAATGGGCGTGCGTGCAGTCGTGACGCTCATACCACTCGCGTGTAGTTTGCATTTTCAACCTCGACCGGGGTGTAGATCGCCAGATTCCGCAGCAGCGGCTCCGGCACGAACGTGTGCGTAAAAGCCGTCGTGTGGCCGGACACCCGTCCTGGTTTCTCAAGAAGGTTCTTGAGTTCAACAATCGCCTCCTGGCCTTCGGCCCCAAGGTAAATTCCCTGGATTTCCCAAAAGCGGTGCTTGCCGAACCGGTCGTCGCGCCAGAACACGATGTCACCGGGCTTCATGTCAGCACCAGCATCAGGACGACGATGACGGCTGCGGCCACGATGGCCAGCACGATGGCCGTGCGCTCCTGGGTCTCGGTCATCTGCCTCGCCTCCCGCGGGTCGGGGTGCGCTGGTTCTCCTGACAAGTTCCAGCGCACCCCTATCGGGCCGGGCCGAATGGGGCCACCCGGACACCGAATAAAAAACCGACCGTAAGAACCAATAGTAAGAACCAATAGTAAGAACCAATAGTAAGAACCCCGATACGATACGGTTTCATAGTGGATGACCGTTCGATCGGTTCTGATACTAATTGGGTGTATCTTTTCATGGGGTTATGGGAAATCTGACAATCGTATCTCGGTCCCGTATCACCCTGATACAGTGTATTTGGCGTATCAAACGGGGGTGATACGATGATTGTTTAATGATTTCAGTCACTTCCATCGTCCTTCAATCCGAGCTCTTTTCGCCCCGATTCAGTGATCCGATACTTGCCCCGGTGCTTGGCCACGAGCTTGTCCGCCGCCAGGCGACCAATGATCCGTTGGACCTTGGCCTTCTGCTCTCGGCCGTCGATGACGAAATCGCCCTTTTGCGCAATCCGCATGAAGGATGCGCGCGGGTTTTCGGCCAGGATCCATAGCACCCTGTTTTCCTCGTCCTCCCGTTTGCGGTCGCCGGCTTCGAGGGCATTGTCGGCGGTCGGCAGGGCAACCACCGAGGGCATCGTCCGGCCCTTGGCATCGACGACGCGCGGGCTCTCGGTCTTGACCAGCTCGAACAGCAAGGGCTCGAACTCTGGCCCGCGGAACTTGCCCTGCCAGTGCAAGGTGACCTGCTTTTCATCTGCCCAGAGGGTCAGGTTACCGTCCACCTCGTTGAGAAAGGCTCCACCACCGGCCGGCAGCAGGTTGTCCTTGGCGGCGTTCTTGATGGGGTGGCAATTGACGATAACGGTCGGCTTGCCCCGCAGCAGGGTCAGTTGGCGCAGTTGGCGGGCATAGGCGGCCTGCTGGCTGTTGCTGTTGGTCTCGTCGCCTGGGAAGTAGGCCGCCGCCGTATCGACAATCACGAGCACAAGATCGTCGATACGATCCGTCTCGGCCCGGATGACCGGCATCCGTTCCTCAAGATTGAGGACCCCATCGATAACCCTGATCCTGCTGGTGTTGAGATCGAAGCCGTAATAGTCGGCCGCCACCAGAAATCGAGCTCGGATGTCGTCCGCGTTTTCGCCGGCCAGGAACAGGACCGTCCCGCCTAGTACCTCTCTTCCGTGAATTGGCACGCCGCGGTCGATGCAGATGGTGACAAACATGGCTATCGTGGTCTTGCCGTGGTTGGTCCGCGCCGTGAGGCTGTAGAGGTAGCCACGCTGCAGTATGCCGTCGACGACATAGGCCGGCGGTGTGAACCCAGCCACGAACCGGGCCAAGGTCAGTAGCAACGCCCCGACGGTAGGCTTGCTGGGCTCGCCAACGGGAACAAGCTTTTCTCTCGCAGTGCGAACCGCGCGCGGCAAGTCGTCATAACGGAGCCGCCATCGCTCGTCGTGCGGTGCCGCCGACGCGCCCATGATGGCGCGCAGGAGCCGCACGCTTGGTCCGTTGTTAAGGCCGCCAACGACCAATTTACCGGCTAACGCCGTCGTCGAGTCGTGGAGGTCGGTGCCGGTCAGAATTGCATTGATGTGGTCGCTCCAATCGGCGCCCGCGGCGTGGTCAGCATTAGTGCCGTTGGATTTTGCGGCCTCGACGACGGTGTAACCAAAATCCCGCACGAGCAGCTCGCCCGCATCGGCGAGAAAGGTGTGCGCTTCCGCCTCGGAAATGTAGGGCAATTCCTCGGCGGCAATGCTCCAAAGTTCGCCGCCGTGCCAGGTATACGGTCTTTGTGTGTCGGGATGAATGCCGTCGACGACGACCTGTTGCCCGTCCGCGAGTATCTCGATTTTGCCCGTGGTGCCATTCGGCGCGACTAGCTTCAGTTGATCCTTTTTGAAGGGCGTCAATGTCCTCATCACGACCGCGCGCTTGGGTGCTTTACCTATTCGCACCAGAAACCATCCACGCTCCTCAAACCTATCCCGCGCCAGTTCCTCCACCGCCTCAGCGGCGGCTTGATCCATGATGTCGATGTCGATTGTGGGTGAGAGTCGGGTTAGAATTCCGGTATTGCCGCAGTAAGGATAAAGGTTTGACCATAGCTTTATTTCATCGTTATTTGTCTGGGTTTTTTGTTGCCATCCCTCCATGGGTGGTATTTTGCCCTGCAGTGGAATCGGGGAATAACCTCCCCGCAATAACTGTGATCGCAGTTCGGTTTGCGCCGACAGGTTCATTCTCTACCTCTGCGCCAACCGACGATGAATTCTCTGGATCAGGTTAGCCGCCTCGTGGCAGTCGGCACACATCGGGATCTTTTTGTAAGTCTCGCCGTGCTCGGCGAATGGACGGGTATGATGAACCTGAATGCCGATGCCGAATCGCATGAGGTCATCGAACGTCATCCCGCACCCCCAGCAATAGGCGCCGCATTCCTTGGTCACTGCAACAATGTCATTCGATCGGCGCTTTTCGCCGCTGCGCAGCCACATGATGTGTTGCTTGACGAACGGATGATGCTTGTCGCAACTGCGGCATCGAATACCGACACCATTGTTATTGATCTCATCGAACAACTGATACTCGCCGACGTTTTCGCAATATGGACACGCAACATCGCGCAGCAGTTCCAGAGCATTGGCCCTGGTGATCTCTGCCCGCAATGTTTCGAAGAAGTCCGTCATTGCACCTTCACCCTGTCCATCAGCGCACCCCATGATTTGAGTATCTTCACCGCCGCGGCAAAGGTATTGCAAACCTCGTGCGGGCAGCCGTTGAGTTTGCACCAAAGGGCAAAGCCGGCTTGCGCCTCGGTGAGTTTGCCGCCGCGGCGCTTGAGCTCGAGGAAATGCGGGCGCGACCAAAATTTCGGCCCCGCGGGCGGGATCAGGATCAGATCAGGCCACCCTGGCTGCGTGCCCATCCGCTTGAGCCGCGCGCCAGTCACGGCATCACGGAGCTCGCCCATCGGCAGATGCGTCCAGATCCACCCCGGCGTTGCCCACCGCCGCAGCGTGTCGGCGACCATGCAATGCACTTCGAACTCGAGCGGCGCCGGCGGCTTGATGCCGCGCTGCCGCTTCGAGCGGAAAAGGTGGAGCTGCCGCACGTCGCCGTTCATCGGACCACCCCCGCCTTCCGCAGGAACCACCGCCGCCGGTCGGACACGATCGAATATTCGGTCTCGACCAGCAGCTCGTTGATCTGCCACATGTGGACTTTGACGGTGTTCGGCTTGGGTGGCACCCGCTCGACGTAAAGCTCGCGCATGAGCTCTTCCGTGCTGATGCCGAGGTCGCCGGCGCGCTTGACCAGATCGAACATCGAGGCCTTGAGCGGCGGCAGCCGAATTCCGACGCGCTGAAGGCGGATCGGCTGTCCGCACGACCGGCACAGTTCCGGGGGCACTTTTCTAGGCCAGGCTGTCGAGATACTCGGCGACGGCGGCGTGCTCGCGCCCGGCCGCGGCCTGGCCGAGCGGCAGGTTGATGAAATCGCCGAGCGAGGCAACGAGGCTATCGTAATTGTCCGCGTCGTCGGCCTCGAGCTTGGCGACGTTGGCGCCCTGGCGCCGCTCGAGCCTGCGGTTCATGACGATGGTCTTGAACGCCCGCATCGGGATGCCGGCCTCTTTTGCGGCCTCGAACACCCCGGCAATATCCCCGCGTGGAACCTTGCACTTGTTCATGTACTGGGACCGCAGCGTGTCGAGCTGCTGGTCGGCGGCTTCGATCTCGACGAGATACCCTTCCAGAAGTTTTCGGTCATAACCATTGGTGACTTGCTTGGACTTTCTAGCCATGGCAAAGCCTTTCCGTTGCCGGGGTAAAAACCGCGCAAAAGTTTCCTTGATGCTGTCGCTGGTTAGAGGGTAAAGGTTGCCACAGGCCGAATTGGCCGGGAAGTGAGCGACTTTTTACCTCTTCCGGTTTCCGGAAATCTGGTTTCCGCTTTTCGGCGCGTCCATGAATTGCGATGCTTCGCGCAACCCCTTTCATGCTCGCCGGAAAATCCCTTTACATGCGCGCGGCAATACCACCGCGAAAATAAATCCGTCAAAATTTGATCTTGCCGGCCGCGGATTTTTCCCTTTACAAATTCAAACCAAGACAAACGTGAACTTCACGGAACTCAACAAGACAATTCCCCGCCATCGAACCCTGGCAGTGCCGCACACGCCAGGCACGGCCGGCCGCCGCGCTCACTGTCGCCCACTCCGGTGGGTGCGGCGGCCGGTAATAGAGTTGGAGTCTGCGTGATGATCGAGCGGAAACTGATAACATCCGAAGCCGACTGGCTCACCTGGCGCAAGGCCGACGTCACCGCCTCGACGATCGCTGCGCTGTTCGGCCGGCATCCCTACACCACGGCGCTGCATCTACATCTGGAAAAACGCGGCGTCGACTTCCCCAGGAAACCCGACAACCGCGTCACCCGCCGCGGCCGCTGGCTCGAGCCCGCGGTGGCAAAAGCCGTTGGCGAGCAGCGTCCCGACTGGCGCGTGATCCCCGCCGGCGTCTATCTGCGCGATCCTGATCTGCGGCTCGGCGCAACGCCGGATTTCTTTATCGACGCGAATGACAACCCGCGCGGCTTCTGCGTGCTGCAGACGAAAACCTGCGCACCGTCGGTCTTCGAACGCGACTGGGACGAAGGGCGCGAATTGCCGTTCTGGATCAAGCTGCAGGTCATGGTCGAGATGATGCTCGCCGATGCCGCCTTCGGTTTCGTTGGCGCCCTCGTGGTCGACCCCTACGCAATGGACGTCCACCTGATCGAGGTGGCGCGCGACAAAGAGGTCGAGGCCGAGATCGTCGAGGCCGTGCAAAACTTCTGGGCCGACGTCGAGGCCGGGCGCGAGCCGCCGGCCGACCTCGCAAGAGACAGCGACGCGATCCGCGAGCTGACGCGGCGCGAGCAAGCCGGCAAGGAACTCGACCTCGCCGGCGCCAACGAGCTGCCGATCATCCTCGCCCAGCGCGCCGCCTTGATGGCGCGCATCAAGAACGATGCGGCCCGCTGCGAGGAGATCGAGAACGAAATCAAGCTCGCGCTCGGCGATGCCGAACGCGGCGTGGGTCTCGATGGCTGGCGGATCACGTTCAAGACGACCGAGCGCGCCGGCTATCAAGTGCCGCCCAAATCCATTCGCTCGCTGCGCATCTACGATCGGCGCCCGGCGCACGAGCGGCCGGACGGCGGCGAGGACCAAACACAACAGGGAGCCGCATGATGCCTCCCCGTCGTGACATTACCGGCAAAACATTCGGCCGGCTTACCGTCATTAGTTTTGCCGAAATACTCAACGGCTGTTCGGCTTGGCATTGCGAATGTGAATGCGGAAATCGAGTGGTCGTAAGATTGAGCGGTCTGCTATCGCGGACCAAATCGTGCGGCTGCTTACAACGCGAAATGACAAAACAAATTGGAAGAGCCAACAGGACGCACGGAGATGCAATAGAAGATACGCCCGAATATCGCGCCTGGGCTGGCATGAAGCAACGCTGTCTCAATCCAAACGACAAACATTATGTGGATTACGGCGGACGAGGGATCTCGCTCTGCGAGCGGTGGTCAACCAGCTTCACCAGCTTTCTTGTGGACATGGGACGGCGACCAACTTCATCGCATTCTCTGGATCGTATCAACAACAACGGTAATTACGAGCCAGATAACTGTCGTTGGGCAACCTCGGCCGAGCAAAACAGCAATCGAAGATTGCCAAGCGAGACTCAAGTCACCAGACGAAAAACGCAGCAACGCAAGGATGATGATAATGACAAACACCGAGCTCACCAAACGTGAAGATCGGTCACCGATGGTTATTTTGCGTGACCGTCTGCTGTCGCGCGAAGCCGAACTGCACGCGGCATTGCCGTCGGACATCCCCGTCGCAGCGTTCGTCCGCGCGGTGATGACCAGCGTACAACTCAATCCCGATATTCTCGCCTGCGAGTGGTCGACTCTCTGGCTGGCCTGCATGCGAGCTTGCCGCGACGGGTTGCTGCCCGACGGTGTCGAGGGCGCGATCGTCCCGTACAAAAGCACGGCCACTTTTATCCCGATGTATCAAGGCCTGCTGCGCCGCTTCCGCCGCTCGGGCCAGTTCAAATGGATCACCGCTGGCCTGGTCCGGAAGGGCGAGGAGTTTTCGCATCACATCGACGAGAACGGCGAGCACTTCCTGCATGTGCCAGGCGACAGCTTCGATGCGCCGATCGAGAAAATCTATGCACTCGCAACCACCAAGGACGGCGGCGTATTCGCCACCGTCTTGACCATGGCCGAAGCCAACAAAATCCGCGCGATGTCAAAGGCCACACGCGATGACTCGCCATGGAAGATGTGGGAGTCCGAGATGCTGAAGAAAACCGCCTTAAGGCGCCTCGCGAAAGTGCTGCCGTCGGCGCGTGATCAGATCGCATTTGATACCGATGAAATCTTTGATCAAGGCCCGATCGTCGAGGATCGGCAGCACGCTATAGAAAGCAAAACCAATGACGACCAAGCCATCGACCAGCCCGCGCCGAAAAAGAAAACCGACGCCGCCGTCAACAAGCCCGGATGACGACTACGGCCGCCTGCTGCCGCTGCCGCGCGTGCAAGAAATCCTCATGTGCTCGCGGCAGAAAATCTACAAACTCTATGAGGCCGGCACCCTGAAGCTGGTGAAGTTCGGCGGCCAGACCCGCGTCACTGATGCTTCGCTGCGAGCGATGATGACCGGCCTGCCGCCGGCCGAGCTCAAGCGCACCTATTCGCCGAAACCGAAGGGAGGCTGAAATGACAAGCGCGGAGAAAATCGGAAAGCTGGCGGCTGACCTGGCCGGCGCTGCCTTGGCGGCCACGGCTAAGGGCGACGACGTTCACGCCCTTTTCTTTTCCATCAAGGCGGCCGAATGCCTCACCTTGGCGAAGGCGTTGGGCTGGAAGATTCCGTCCGATCTCGATCCTACGAAAAGAGAGAAACCAATGACTGGAAAATGGCGAGATAAACGGTCGTTTGGACCTATCGTAAGGCACGAGGATGATGGCTCTTTCCGCGCTATCTGCACATGGTGCGTATTCCGCGTCGGCGATGCATGCACCCATGTAAAGCCAGCACGCCGAATGCACGACCCGGAGAATACTCCCGAGTGGTGCGAGTTGCGCGAGGACATGCTCCGAGACGCGAAGGAGATGGCACGGGATCGCCAACCTCCATCCAAACCTGTCACACCCGCTTAGGCAGCATGAAAAGGCTACCCATGCCCGACACCATCGACCTTGAAATCCCGAGCGCAATCGAGGCCGCCGCCAATCGAGCGAAGCTGGCAATCGACTCCCACTATCTGCCGGCCCAACTCAATGCGGACCTCCGCACGCTGCTGAGAGCCGCATTGAGCTGGGACGCTCATGAACGGCAAAAGGAGAGATGATGCGGCGATACTTCCACGGCTGGCAATGTTGGTTCCGGGCGCGTTGTCATGAAGCATCATCTTGATCATCTCCTCGTCGGCCGCGCCGAGCAGCAACGCCGGCATGCTGAGTTTGCGCTCGTGCTTGCCTACGCAAAGCCGGCGCAGAAGAAGAAGAAGCCGCCGACGCAGAAATCCTTCGATGACGACCTCGAACGTCTGCGCTGGATGCGTGATGAGTATCAGGCGCGATGCGAGCGCGCGCCGGCCTGGGCGTCTCGCGGCATGATTCTGCGCCGTGTTGCCGGTGCGGCATTCGGCATCGACGAGGCCGTGCTGGCCTCGCGCCGCAGAGGCAAGCCGGTCGCGCAAGCGCGCCAGCAGGCAATCGCATTCGCGAGCATCGTCTGCGGCTGGTCTACCACGCGGATTGGACACGTCTTCGGGCGCGACCATTCGACCGTAATCCATAGCACCCGAAAATATCGCGCCCTGGTCGATGAGGCACTGAATGGAAAATCATGACGACGGCAAGCGCGGCTTCGCCCCGCCCTTTCCCGACCGCCTGACCGAGGCCGATTACGAGCGCTTCCGTGCCGCGCCTGCCTTGCGCCGCGCGATGCTGGCCAAGCAAGCGCCCTGGCCATATCGGCTGCTAGCCCTTCTCCCTAACCCGAAGGCGCCGCTCGAGGACTGGATTGCATCGGCCAAGACCCGCGCGCGCAATCGGCCATGAACATGCCCACGACCTTCAGCACCGGCCCGCTCGGCGAGGCCACCGAATTCCGCATCGCCGGCCCATGGCTCGAGGTCGTTGCCGAGCTCGATCGCATCGTCGATGCCCTGGACACCGACCGGGCATGGCTGCGGATGATGGGGCCATTTCAATGGGGCGGCGAATGGGTCTTGCACGGAATTTTATGCGAGAGGGAATGAACAATGAACGTCGCAGTCGTCCGTAAAACGCAAGTATCGCGCCCGCTCAAGGTTCTGGTGCCGCTGATCAAGGATGAGTTGGTGGCCGGCAATGATGCCGGCCTGGAGCACTATCGGCGCGCTGGCGAGATGCTGATCGAAGCTAAGGAGCAAGTCGCGCATGGTTCGTGGGTACCATGGCTAACAAAAAACTTCGAGTTGAGCAAACGGCAAGCAAACCGCTACATGCGACTGGCGCGCGAGCTAGAGGATGACGAGGACGAAAAAGACGCGCGCGTCTTTTTTCCATCTATCGAAGCTGCCATTGGAGAGAAGCGCCATCCCTCTAAATGGCAGTCAATGCATGAGGCTGCAGACAAAGTGAACGTCACCCGCCTCGCCGACGAACGCCAGACGCGAGACCGTGAAATCGAATTGCACCGGGAACTAGCTCTAAAGCTTATCGATCTTGGTTATCGCATACTGGCAACAAAGCTCCATCCAGACCAAGGCGGATCACGGGACGCCATGGCTCGTCTGAACATCGTCCGTGACGAACTAAAATCCATCGCAGCAACCAGGAGATTCGTATGAGCACTGCAATAATCAAGGCTTCTAAAGCAGTCAAAGGCATGAACTTGACCGTCCTGAATCATCTCAATGCAGTTGAACGCGCCCGCGAAATTTATCTCGCGCAAATCAAAAGGGCGGAAGCCGATTACTTCGACCGCATCACGCGCGCCAGCTTAATCATAACAGACGAGGGAGCCGTGGGAGAGGCAGCGGAGACATCCTCACCCGCCAACGGTCCCGCGCCTGCACCAAGCCCAGACGCACCTTAAAGGCAGCCGCCGAATGAAACAGGAACCTGATCGGGTCATCACCTTGGCCGAGGTCGCGAAACGCACAACGCTGTCCACGGACACGCTCAAGCGCGAATATGCGGATTACATCGTTAGACTCTCATCGCGACGACTGGGCATAACCGAACAGAACGTCCAGCGGTTGATCGCGATGGGTCTAGATATGAAGCGCAAAAATGACCCCTGACTTCAATCAAGGCGGCTATCGGTTCAAAGATCTCCTGCGCGAGCGCATCGTCAGCTCGCGCAGTGATCTCCACTACAAGCAAACGCGGCTCGGCTTCCCGCGGCCGATCAAGATCGGTCTGTCCGCGGCCTGGTATCCAAAATCCGAAGTTCACGCTTGGCTCGGCGAGCGCGCGGCGTTGCGCGAAGTCCAAAAAATGCCCTCCAGTTGTCCTCCGACCGGGCTTCCCAGCCCCGGCCATGTAGAGTAAGGCGGAATCTGGTCCTGTGACGGTAAAAGCACCAGCAACCCAGATGAGCATCCGGCGGTCGATCGCCGCCGCTCGCAAGGAAGGGCTGCACGTGCTGGCCATCCGGCCGGACGGCACGGTGGTGGTCGGCAAACAGCCGATCGAAACCACGGACGTGATCCCGACCGCGCCACAGACCGAGGACGAAGCCGAGCGCGAATTCTGGGAGAAGGTCAAATGAAGGTGCGGCTGAAATATCTTTCCATCGAACGTACCAGGCATGGCAAGGAGGTTGCCTATGTCATCGCCGGGACCGGCAAGCGCCGCCGCATCCGAATCCGCGAGCCGTTCGGCGCCCCCGGCTTCATGCAGGCATACGAGGCCGCCGTCGCCGAGCTCGGGCAGCCGCTGGGCAAGTCCACGGAAGTCCGAAAGGGCACGCTGCGCTGGCTCGCGGGCCAGTATTTCGCCTCGCCGGTATTTCGCGGTCTCGACGTCAAGTCGCAGGGTACTCGCATGTCGGTGATCGAGAGTTGCCTGCGCGAGGTCGCCGTCGCCGGCAGCTCGCGGCTCATGGCCGAGTGCCCGTTGACGCTGTTCGGCCCGAACCAGGTCAGGCTGCTGCGCGATCGCCGGGCGGCGCAGCCGGGCGCCGCCAACAACCGGATGAAATATCTATCCGCCATGTTCGGTTGGGGTCTCGAAAACCTACCGGACGCGGTCGCGTCGAACCCGGTGCGCGACGTCCAGAAGCTGAAATACGAGTCGACCGGCTTCCGCCCCTGGACCGAGACCGACCTTGTAAAATTCGAGGATGCTTATCCGATCGGCAGCAAGCAGAGGCTCGCGCTGGGCCTGCTCTTGTTCACCGGCGCGCGGCGATCCGACGTGGTCGGCCTCGGCCCCGCCTGCGTGCGTGACGGCATGATCCGCTTCGTGCCGCGCAAGACCAAGCGGCTCCGCAACCAAGCCACCCCGAAGCCGTTCCTGCCCGAGCTCGCCCGCATCGTTGCGGCGACCAAGCTGCAGGGCCGCGACGTGTTCCTGGTCACCGACTACGGCAAGCCGTTCAGTGTGGCGGGGTTCGGGAGTTGGTTCGCCGACCAGTGCCGCAAGATCGGCCTCGACGATTGCACCGCCCACGGCCTGCGCAAGCTCGGCGCCATGCGGGCGGCGATGGCCGGCGCCAGTCACTACCAGCTCATGGCGGTCTACGACTGGTCGACCCCGGCGCAGGCGCAGGCCTACATCAATCTCGCCGAGCGCGGTCGCGGGGCCGCCGCGGCGATGCCGTTCCTGGCGCAGCGAGGATGACCTACGACTATTGGCAAGCCGTAGAGAGCGGTCGCGCCCGCGAAGATGCGGTTAGAGCCCTGACGCAGGCAGGGTGGACGCCGCAGGAAATTGCCTACGTGCTGCGCTGGAAGCTGAGGGCGGTCGAGCTAATTCTGAAGAGAGCCCAACGAGAGAAACGAGCCGCTGAATGCGAGTCCGACGTTCGCACCTGACGTTCGCACCCTTGCTAAGTGATTGATAATGCAGAACAAAACCTACCAGTTGGCAGGAGTGGAGGGACTGCGGAAAGCGGCCAGGGTCAAAGCCTTAGCCGAAAGTGCGAACGTTTGCCGACCCGCATTTCATGGGCAAAACCGCAACGACGTTCGCACCCTACCGCTTCGCCTTGCGCCGCCGCTTCCGCGGCTTCGGCGGCTTCCGCAGCTTCGCCACCGCCTCGATAGCGGCCAGCACGCTTGCAACTGCTTCGCGAATGAACTGGGCGCGCCTGTTGGGGCCGACCAGGGCGTCGATCCGCTCGGCGGTCCCCTTCGGAAATCGTACCGGCATTGCCGGCTCCAATCCCAACGGCGGGCGTCCCATGCCCGCTGCGCTATCCGATACCTGAATTGCCATCAACCCCCCGCCAATAGGGATATGGCGGTAAACACGACATCGCTTATGTCACCCATAAGCGACGCCGATTATCTCATCAATAGACAAAATCCAGCGGGATGATCGGCATGGAAAAAAATATACGTTTGGATAAGTGGCGTCGCCTATCGGCAATTGACGATCCGTCCAAAACGGTTTTTCCTGACAGGAAGCCATCAGAAAAGAAACGTCAAACAAGGAGATCGCACCCCCAGCACCCCCGAGAGCGCGAGGCCCGGATGACGAGCCTAGGTCAAAGGCTGCAGGCTATTCGCAAGGCAAACAATTTAACCCAAGCAAAGCTCGCCGAGAGGGCGGGCGTCACTGACCGGCAGGTTAGGAACTGGGAAGACGGGACCAGCGATCCGCATGGCCGGCTCCCCGACATCGCCGCCGCGCTGGGCGTTTCCGAGGTCGATTTGCTCGACTTCGACGGCCCGATCCCGCCCCCACGCAGCATG